AATTGAATGGCATGTTTTTTTGGCATTACTTTTGAATATTCAATAACATAGTCATTAAACATTCGTTTAATATCTTGTTTCATTTTGTCTGATAGATCCATGATACCTCCATTAATGTACTTTATAAGATACTTCTTTAATGTCACTATTCCAACACGCTCTGCATTCTTTGCATTCGTTATCATGTTTATATGCTTTGCATTCAAACCCTAACGAATCTTTAGAATGTACATTACTGATTGTGATATTTGGAATATCTTGTAATGTTTTTGGCATCGTTACTCTTTGATCTATAAACATAGCAGATAGTCTGATTATTAGATTCTTAGGGATCAAATGATCCTTTGCATATTCTTTAATAATAGAATATTCGCGTGTTGGTATCCAAAACATTGTGTTTGGTAACGCCTTTGCAATTTGGCATATCTTATCAAAATGTTCTATTGACTGAATATCACCACTATCATGCCATCTAAAATATGGATCTTTGCCTATTAATTTAATCATCGCATCAATCCATAACGGATCATTAATGCTATTTAGTCTCTTTTCCATCGCGTTGATCGTGGTCGACCATATATACGATCCCTTGGATGCATAGCATTTAGAACATATAGAATCTTTTATCTTTGCCATCTTTGATCCTACTTTACAAGCATAGGATGGTAATGAATAAGACTTACAAGGCATTTTTGAAGTTATGGATAAAGAATGCGATATTTTCATAGCATCCTTTTTAGATTTAAAAAATGTGATTGTATTCATCATATATCCTTTTTAGATTGATTGAGATGCAATTTCAAATTGATAATTTAATTGCTTTAAATAATCAATATGTCTTTTTGTGAATGTCTTGCTATTTAATAGTTTACTTAAAATGATTGATTGATCACAAACGGGATAAACCAATTCGTTACCGTAAACTTGTTTGATTGTAACTTTGAGTATCATCTTTTATCCTTTCAAGATTAATTAAAGACAAGTCATTATAAAATCAAAAGATATCTAAATGCAATACCTGGTATGATATAAATAATTTATCAATCCAGGGATTGTGATAAGTATTCTAAATCAATGTGTGTATGTATATATATTAAAGGAATAGATGTTATCTATCATGATGAATTAGGAATAGTATTTAACTAGTTTGAAATATATTAATCAAATAAGTAAGTAATTCAGATCATTTAACATAACTACCCAGGGTTGTGGATAACATGTGGATAAGTCTGATCACTAGCCTGTGGACAAATGAACCTTTCCCCCCCCTACCCTATCGGTATCTATATGGGGGTATCACTCAATTTTTTGCTAGTTTTTTGAAAAGTCTTTCATTGGCAATCCTGAAGACATTTTCTTTGTCTGTAGGATCGAGTTGTGACCATGAATCAATCTCATCAAGTGTACGACCACATCCTTTACAGACATAATCGTCATCTAGTTGACATTGATTAACACATGGTGAGTCGCAACTTGTGGTCATATATATTTTTTTTTATATAAAAAAAAGACAATGGAGTATGACAAACGGTGAGAATGACTACTGTTCGTTCCTCCATATAAACCAAACCTGTATTAATAAATACAGATTTCTCTGGCTATTCTTGTTTATCATCAATATAAGTTTGTTAAACTTACCGTGGTACTCCCAGTTTCACCCGGACACGTTAATGTTGTTTATACCCTTGGTCATAGCTACCGATAGGTGGGCTAGGTAATGGCCCCATAACAAGATTGTAACATTTCATATTGAGATTGCTATAGCGTTTTGATTTATTTTATTTATGGATAGCCTGATAAGTTTTACTTATGGATAGCTTTGTAATACATATATGACATATGTCAACATAAATCACCACGGAAAATTCAAGAGTTTTCTGTGGAATCTATTGACTAGATATCTTTAGATGATATGATATCTCTATGGAATACAAAATACCTGAATCTATACAGATTAAGAAGTTTAGAAATAAGGATCACAGACATTTTGTAGTTCTGCCCTTTAAAGCAATTAAAGATAGAAAAGTAACTAATGGGAATCTTCGTGTATTGGCAATACTCGCAGCGTATTGTAATAAACAAGGATTCTCTATTGTTGGTATTAATACCCTGGGCCGTGATTTACAGATATCACCACAAGGTGTGCAGTATCATTTAAAGAAGCTCATGGGATTGGGGTATGTAGAAATGAGACCTCGATCTGCCTTTCCGGGTATTCGTGGTAATCTCAGACGTATTGTTTATGATGAGAAGGTTAAGTGGGATGATGTTAAAGACTACATGCTAGATAACCAAGATATTAAACATATTTTAAATGTAAATAAAATCGATAATCAGGCAAATAAATAATGAAAATATTAATTGCATGTGAATTTAGCGGAATAGTAAGGGAAGCATTTGCAGCTCGTAGTCATGATGCTTGGTCTTGCGACATAGAGCCTACAGACATTCCTGGTAATCATTATCAAGGTGATGTCATGGATATATTACATGATGGTTGGGATTTAATGATTGCACATCCACCATGTACATACTTAACAGTAACAGGAAATAAATGGTTTAAGTCTGAATATAAAGATAGATTTCCTACAAGACAACAAGACCGCCAGGATGCAATTAATTTTTTTATGTTATTAGTTAATGCGCCAATAGAAAAAATTGCAATAGAAAATCCGATTGGTATTATGTCAACAACATACAGAAAGCCAAATCAAATTATTCATCCATGGCAATTTGGACATGAAGCAAGCAAATCAACATGTTTGTGGTTAAAAGGGTTATCTAATCTTGAACCTACAAACATTGTTGATAAAGGCGAATTTGTAACATATAAGAGTGGTAAGCGTATGACAAAATGGTATGCTGATGCTGCAAGTAAATCACCACAAGAACGTGCAAAAATTAGAAACACAACATTCCAGGGCATTGCTAATGCAATGGCAGAACAATGGGGATAATCATGATGACAGTACGTGATATGTATATATGGATATGTGAAGTATTTAACGATGGGAAGCCTCTGCCAGCTAAATTTACACGAAAGGATGGTTATTTTAAATTAACTAAGGGTTGGCAGCACCAAGCTGGTAGAGAAGTTCCCGCCAGTAGTTATTTAGAAATGGTAAAACAAGCGCGAGAAGATAGAGAAGCGTTAGAGCGGTCTTGGGAAATAGGTAAAGATAAAATGCTCAAGGCAAGGAAACAAAAACACAAAGTAAAAACTAAGTATAAAGGAGAATGATATGGAGTTTAAAGTATCTAAATTATTAGATTGTTGGTTTCATACGTTTGATGAAGATGGGCTTGTAAAGTTGCAAGGTAAAGTTATTGAACAAATTGGACATAATCATTTTGTTTGTGTTTATTTTAGCTCAATGACAGGACAGTCAACACATAAAAAAATACATCCAATGCAAAGTATGTTGGGTTGGGAGTTTTTTGATGATATAGAAGATAAGCACAAACAGTTTAATGAGCATATGGAACAGCGTAAAAATAAAAAGGAGAAAGCATAATGGGCGATTTAAAACCATTCTTGGTCAGACTCACACCTGAAAGTGTGGCAATTCTAAATAAAGCAGCTCAAGAGCAGAGCAAGACCAAGGCAATGTTAATTAATGAAGCAATACAAAAGCAATACGGTAAATGAGTCCATCGGTTAAACTGATCCTCCCTTACCCACCGACCGTGAATACATATTGGCGGGCCAACGGACATAGACGATTTATATCTAAAGAGGGGGTGGCGTTTACTGATGAGGTATCTCTTATTGTCAAAAATTCAAAATTTAAATCATTTGGCGATAAGCGATTGGCGATACAGATAATGATTCATCCAAGAGATAAAAGAAGATTTGACTTGGATAATCTTTTAAAGGCAATCTTAGATGCATTAATGAAGGCTGGCATGTACAATGATGACAGTCAGATTGATTACATTGAAATTGCTAGAGGCGAGCAAGTTGACGGTGGTAAAACCGTTGTTTATTTATATGAAGACGAAGGAGAAGAGCATGGCTGAAAATAAGTATGAACCAAAACCGGGCAGAGGTAGTGCTTGGGCAAACGATAGAAAAACAGAAGATTGGCACGCAGACTACCGTGGCAAAATCTTATTACCAGACGGTACAGAACATTGGGTTGATGTGTGGGATGCGACCTCAAGTTCAGGTACTCAGTATCGATCAATCAGAATTGGTAATCCTGTGGAGGCTGCCCAGTCTCAACCGCAACCAAGACAGGCTACTAACGCAACGAATCCGCCTGTGGAAATCGAAGACTTTGCGGACGATATTCCCTTCTGATGACTGAGACTAAAAACAAACAAAAGCCGATCCCGTCTTTGGCGGGATACGGCGGTGTCAGACAACTTCAGAAGAGTTTGGAGCGTAGCACAACCATTGCTGCCAATCGAGAGGCTGTTGCATACAGCCTTTTGTGTATGGCAAATACTAAATTGAGTGATATCATGGAGTGGGATGAAGCGGGTAATGTCAAAGTCAAAGCCAGTAAGGATATTCCTGAACACGCTATGCAAGCCATTAAACGCATTAAGACCAATCCGAAGACGGGTGAGATTGAGATTGAACTGTGGGATAAAGTTCAAACATTACGACTGCTTGCGAAAGCTAGTGGATTATTAGACAACCCAGATGAATCTGATAAACCATCCGTCATTGGTATTAACGTGAAAGCCCCGGAGATAACAGATGTCGACTAACCCAAAAGACACCCAAGTGGGTGGTAATCACTATGCACAAATGAAGATTCAGCCTATGGAGTTTTCTATGGCGAATGGATTAAACCCCATGCAACATACGGCTGTGAAGTACATTGTACGTGTTGACCGTAAGGGTAATGGTGATGAAGACATAGATAAAGCAATTCATACTTTACAACTTTGGAAACAATGGAGGAAAGATCATGGAAATCAAAGCAGAGATTGAATTATTGCGAGAAGAGTTTCGGATGGCTAACATGAACAATACTCGTGTTATGAAGATTATTGATGACTTATGGCAAGATAATATTCGTCTTCGTCAGTTACTCAATGCTAAACATCCAGACATAGATGACGATGAGCAATAAACAAGATAAAAGATTTGCATTTATTTTTTATGGCGTTGTCGTTTTACTCATATGTTTATTAATCATAGGGCAATATTATGTCTGATCCGTTTAAAATTATAGAGCCAACCGTCATATCTTTTAGTGGCGGTCGTACTTCTGCTTATATGTTATGGCGAGTATTGCAAGCTAATCATGGTTTGCCTGAAGATGCACTTGTATGTTTTGCAAACACAGGAAAAGAAGAAGAAGCGACATTAAAATTTGTACATGATTGTGAAACAAAATGGAATGTGCCTATAGTGTGGCTTGAATTTAAGTGGCATGAAACACCTAAAGAGCGTTTTCAAGTAGTTAATTATCAAACGGCTGCAAGAAAGGGTGAGCCTTTTTGGGCAATGATTCATCAATCTACAGGTTACTTGCCTAATCCTGTAGCTCGTATTTGTACTGTCAATTTAAAAATTAGAGTCATTGATCATTATTGTAAGTCTATGGGTTGGAAACATAATGAAAATATGGATTGGGTTGGCATTCGTGCTGATGAACCAAGACGTGCTGCAAAAATAGATATAGAACGAACACCGTTAGTTGCAGCTAATGTTACAGCAGAAGATGTAGGCATGTTTTGGCAAACACATGATTTTGATTTAGGATTACCAAATTTTAAAGGCAAAACAATGCATGGTAATTGTGATCTTTGTTTTTTAAAACCAGCGCATCAAATACAAAGTTTAATACAAGAAAAACCTGAACGCGCTATTTGGTGGATTGAAGCTGAAAAATCTGTACAAACATCAGATAAATCTTTTGGTGATGGTGGTCGTTTTAGAAAAGACAGACCAAGTTATCAACAAATGTATGATTATGCAATGAGCCAACAAGACATGTTTGATCATAATGAAGAAGCTATACCATGTTTTTGTGGGGATTAAATGAGTAACAAAAAGGAACGAAGTAATCGATCACTTGCTGGCCCTGGTATTGATTTAGACTTTAGTACAAGTCCAGAAGTTTATCGGTTTTTACAAAGCAATAAATTTGTTAGAGGATTGATGGGGCCAGTAGGCTCAGGCAAATCTTACGCCTGTGCTGCTGAAATTATGATGCGTGCCGTTAGGCAAAAGCCATCCCCTATCGATGGTATACGATACACCCGTTTTGTTATTGTACGAAACTCTTATCCAGAACTCAAGACAACCACCATTAAAACATGGCAAGAGTTGTTTCCTGAGAACACTTTTGGTCCGATGTTATATACACCTCCGATCACTCATCACATTCGCCTCCCTTCCCGCGGTGATGCTGCGGGCATAGACTGTGAAGTGATTTTCCTAGCATTGGACCAACCCAAAGATGTGCGTAAACTATTATCTTTAGAACTGACAGGAGCATGGGTCAATGAAGCCAGAGAATTACCTAAAGCTGTTATTGATGGTCTTACTCATCGTGTTGGTCGTTATCCAACTCAGAAAGATGGAGGACCTACTTGGCACGGAGTATGGATGGACACGAACCCAATGGACGATGACCATTGGTGGTACAGATTAGCCGAAAAAGAAAAGCTAGGTGGTAAATATGGTTGGGACTTTTTTAAACAACCCGGTGGTGTGGTCGAGGTTGATCCTGATGATTTGCCTGAGAATCCTGAAGCCAATGATCATGTGTTTAGTGGTGGGCGTTGGTGGAGGATTAATAGTAAGGCTGAGAATGTTAAGAACTTACCTAGTGGTTACTACATGCAAATGTTGGGAGGTAAGAATCTAGATTGGATACGTTGTTATGCTGAAGGTAAGTATACCTACGTACAAGAAGGTCGACCCGTATGGCCCGAATACAACGATCAGATGATGAGTGAAAGTGTGGATTATGATCCTACTTTACCGATTCATGTCGGTCTTGACTTTGGTTTAACGCCAGCGGCTGCCATTGGTCAGCGTTTAAATAATGGCAGATGGGTGGTGTTGCATGAGATTGTGACTGAAGATATGGGATTAGAGCGTTTTGGTAATGAACTTTTAGCACAACTTAATGCCAAATATCCGAAAGCACAAATCTTAGTGTGGGGTGACCCAGCGGGTATGCAACGTGATGCCATCTATGAGGTGACTGCATTTGATTATTTAAGAACACTTGGATTACGCGCACAACCTACGGCATCGAATAATTTTAAAGTTAGACGTGAAGGTGCAGCCGCACCGATGCAACGCCTCATTAATGGTAAGCCTGGATTGATTATTGACACATCATGCAAGCGTTTACGTAAATCACTTGCGGGTGGTTATCATTTTAAACGTATTAGTGTGGGTGCTGGACAAGAACGATTCAAAGATAGTCCTAATAAAAACGAACATTCACACATTGGTGATGCGTTTGGTTACTTAATGCTTGGTGGTGGTGAGCATAAACGTATGACTAAATCTAACTTAGGTGCTAAAACCATTATTTCACAATCTGTCGTAAATTCAGACTTTGATGTGTTCTCATGATGTATAATGAAGTTGACATTATTCAACATATGCCTAAAGTCAAAGGCGCATATTTTTTACCCTTTCACATGGATCATGCATGGAGATGCGATGCAATTAAAGAGTACAGGGCTAAATCGCTTACGTTTGAGGATCGAATCCGTATGCTGGAGATGCAGTCTCTTAGCGGTCCGACTGTGTCTGCGTTTCTTGGTGACGAGCCTGTCGCTGTGTTTGGTTGCGTGTTACTGTGGGTTGGGGTTGGTGAAGCGTGGTCTTTATTATCAGAAAAAGCAAGACGATATCCAATTGCGATGACCAAAGCAGCACGTATCTTTTTTGATCAATGCGAGTCCATTTTTAATTTACATCGATTACAAATTACGGTAAACTCTAATGACAAGCGTGCTATGGGGTGGGCAAAAACCATTCGGTTTGAACCTGAAGGTTTAATGTTGCGTTATAGTGCAGACAAAGACGATACTTATATGATGAGGAGAATTTAATGGGTGGACTAGTGGGTGGTGGTAAACCAGACAACTCTGCTGCTTTAGAGTCTTTACGCTTACAACGTGAGCAAGCTGAAACTGCACGTAAACAAGCGGAAGAACAAAAAAGACAATATGCAGAAGATTTGGCAGCCAAGCAACGAGCAAGACGTACGGGTGGTAAACGTAGTTTATTAGCTGAAGGTCGTTTCTCGCCAGAGCTTGGTGTAACTGAAGACGAAACCAAAACATCAACTTTAGGAACAGCATAATGGCAGCTCTTGATTTTGGTATGGCAAAAGCGCGTGGCTTATTTGCTGGATTAACTCCAACCATGGAACAAGAAGTTTTGCGCTTATCAGGTGGAAAACAAGATGTTTTTAAGTCTGAAGACTTTTGGGGTCAACAAGTAGATCAATTAATCAGACAGGGTTATAAAGAAACAAGCCGTGTAGCTCCTGGAACATTTGCTGGGCGAGGATCTTTTCAAAATTTAGTACGCCAAAAAGGTTATGAATCAGCAACACCTGTCTATGAGGAACGTTATATTAGACGTAGCCGTGGTGCTGGTCCTCAATATTTGCCAATATCAACACCTAATGTTGATCGTAACCGATACATGGTACAAAGGTACATTACTGGCTATGACGCTGTCAAACAAAGAGATTTATCTCAATCAGAATTAGATACCATTACCAAAGAAACCAAAGCACGCACAGCTAAAACTAAAGCAGCCTTTGAGCGTGCAAAAAAAGAAGGTGCAACGCCAAGGAAGGCTCGCGGGGCTGGTGGTGTGTTAGCTAAAGCAGTCTTACCTGGGCAAGAAGGTGCTGGTACAGGTATGCCGATTTTAGGCGAAACAGGCTTGGGCTTAATGACAAGTGTCTTAGGCGCTAAACAAAAATTAGGAGCATAGCATGACAGATAAATTTAAAGATGTACCTAAAGGCGATGACGGTAAACCTACCAAAGCTTACATGAAATGGGCTTTTGAAAATGATAAAGAGTTGTTTATGGATTTACAAAACGAATACTTTACAACCAAAGCCAACATGAACCCAGATCGTTTTACTAAAAAATCTAAAGCAAAGATGAAGGCAAAAAATGAAAAATAAAATGCAATCTAAAGCACATAAAGTCATGAAAGAATATAAAGCGGGTAAGCTTAAATCAGGCTCAGGAGCAAAAGTAAAAAGCCGTAAACAAGCCATTGCTATTGCGATGTCAGAGTCTGGGCAGGCTAAAAAGAAATGAAAGAAAAACCAGTATGGGACAAAGAGCGTCCAAAAAGTTTAGGTAAATCTAAAAAACTTTCACCTATGCAAAAAGCTGCAGCTAAAGCTATGGCTAAGAAAGCGGGTAGACCATATCCAAATATGGTAGATAATATGAGGGCGGCTAAAAAATAAATGGAATTATACAAAGGCGCATATCCAACTCGAGATATTGAGCAAGTTAGACTGATTGAAGGTCACGCTTTTTCGTTAGGATATGTACGAACTTTTTTAAATCCATTGCCAGCTACAGAAAGCATTAACATTGCACTTGCATTTCCAAGCGGTATGAATCCTATTATGAGTATTTCAGGATTATCTTCTGGTAATGCGATTGGTTATTTATATGAAGGTTCAGTCGTTTCAGGTGGAACACCATTGACTATTATAA